CTCCGTCGCAGGTGCACACGCAGCCAGCAAGAGAACCCCCCAAAAAAGCGTTACAAGCGTTACACTCTATTATTATTATTAAATTTAGTTATATATATATATATATATAGGGCTTTTTTCATGAAAAATACAACAGATTTAAGCAAAAAAGGTTCAATTTACTAAACAGTGTTTAGCATTTTGATGTAACGCAATTCGCGTTACGCGGCGTTACAAGCGTTACAAGGGGGCTCCCTGCTGGAAGGTGCTGAAATCCCGCCGATTCGGGGTTTTAATCGTTAAAACTACGCCGCAAGCCTAGCCATACTACGGAGTTTTAATCGTTAAAACGCGCAGCCCCTGCTGCGGGATAGTATGCCCTGCCGAAGGCAGGCTGACTGGGCTCTCGCGCACTCCCAGACACTCACTCACTCACGCTCTCGCGCACCCACACTCTCGCGCACACGGGCTCCTTCGCCGCTGCCTACTATCACGAAGCCCGCGCAAAACGCGGGCGATAAAAAACCCCGCCGAAGCGGGGCTGTGTTTCAAAGAACTTTATTCAGTGGGTTGTCATACAGTGGGACTGCGTATCCAATCCCGTGCCTGACGTCCTGCCAACGGGTATCGACATACCCGTTTAGATAATTCTCCCTCGCAAGGTGGTTAGCAACCACCTTGCAGTTTTTCCCCGTCAGCACAATCATTGTGCCGAATTCATTGTTGACAACCCTTGCTTTTATGTCGGGCCAGACCTTCGCAATTGTTTCAAGTTCCATCGTCGTATCCTCTAAGTGTTGTCCGGAGGCCTCAGGCCTCCGGGTTTGGTTCAGTCTAGATCAGGCCTTGATCCAGCCGATCGATTTTGCATAGTTCAGGAACAATGCCATATTGCCCGGTTCAGACTGTATCGCTTGGATCGCCTCTTGGAACATCTCCAGATCGGCCGATTTTGCGATGATCAATTCGACCTTGCGACCTTTGCGATCGACCTTCACGGTTCCCATTGTCACGGCCTTGGATTCAGGCTTGACCTTGCGACCTCCCTTCTTTTTAGCAGTCTCGGGCAAAGCGTATTCGGGCTTATTGTTGATACCAGGGAACCATTGCACCTTATGGTGCATGGCCCTTTTCAAGCCCGAACAATATGAACTGATACTGGCCGGAGCCAATGCACTCGGAGCTTGAGAGCTTACGGGCTCGAAGAAGAAGGCGCGAATCGCTTTGATGATCTGAGCTTCGCTCAGCCCGTACGCTTTACCGTGATCGATGAGCTTATTGACCCATGAGTTAACGCTTCGCTCAACAGCCTCGACCTTCGTGACAACTTCGTCAGTGGCTTTGTTTGCAAGAGTTTCGAACTTGTGCAACGTGTCCATATGGACCTCCATGTAATGTGGCCTGCGTGATTGCCTGCCACAGTTCGAACTATACAGAGTCAAGAGCATCCCGTCAAGTTCTAATCGTTAAAACTCGCCGCCAGCAGACCCCACCGTACCCGGGGACACCCTTTTGGCTGATGGGACCCCCACGCGCTATACGCTGAGCGCAACTCCCACATCCCCAAACTTTTAGAGTTACTTAACTCTTTAGCTTACTTAACTCTCCAACTCCTTAACTCTTTAGCGAACGTAGCTTCTTAGCTTACTTAACTCTCCAACTCCTTAACTCTTTAGCGAACGTAGCTCTCCACCCCTCAACCTGCCAACCCACCCCCTTCCTTTTGTGCAGCCCCCTGCAAAAATTTTGCAAAATTCCAATAGCTTTTACTTTACATTGTTTAGCTCTCTTGCACACTGATAAAGAACGCCGTAATATCTAGCTTCCGCTTTAGGAGCGAGCGCCATGCAGCCGGTTGTCATAGACACGGATGTGCCTTTTGCCGATTACCCGCCGACCTTTGATGATCTCAAAGCGCGTATAGACGCCGCTTTCAATAGCGTTGCCGAAGTCCATGAGGACGTGCCGGTGACGGTAGAGGATCAGATCAATGCCCGTGCCGTTATCTCTGGCACGATGAAGCCTACAGAGGTGCTGCTGTCGTCCCCCGGCACCGTGGTGCAGATCAAAGCGATACTGAGTGAGTACGACCAAGTGGTTGTGCAGTCCTCTGTGCAGATCCGCAACTACGTCACCAACAAGCTGATACAAGACAGCACTCATCCGGACCCGCGCATCAGACTCAAGTGCTACGAGCTGCTTGGGAAGATTTCCGATGTGGGCTTGTTCACGGATAAATCAGAGATCACGATGCGGCATAGGCCCACTGAAGAGCTGGAGCAGCTGCTGAGAGAGCGTCTTGCGAAGACGCTAGAGGCCGAGATTAACAACCCGGACCCGCTTCCGACCTTTGAAGAGGTGCTGGCAGAAACTGCTACGCCTGTGCAGGATGATGGGAACACTAACCAAAGCTGAATACGAACGCCTGCTGGGCTCATTGAAAGGCATGTCTGCAAAGGACATGCTGGATACGCTTGCGTTATTGGATGAGATCGATAAGCGTAAAAGGCTTGCGATGGCTCAGCAGGACTTCTTGGCGTTTATTGCTGCGGTAGACCCCCAATATAAGTTTGGAACGCACCTGAAGCGGTTGGGTGGGCTGCTGATGCAGATTGAATCAGGGGAGAAGGATCGGATTGCAGTGTCGATGCCGCCTCGGTTTGGTAAATCGCAGATGATTTCGATCTATTATCCGGCTTGGTACCTTGGAAAACACCCCGATCACAAGCTGATTGTGGCCTCACATACGGCAGATTTGGCTGTTGATTTGGCTCGGAAAGTGCGGAATCTGATGCAAAGCGACCTGTATCAGGAGATTTTTCCGAATGTGCGGATCTCTGCGGATGCAAAAGCGGCTGGGAAGTGGAATACGACCAAGGGTGGCGAGGTGTTTGCTGCTGGTGTAGGGGGTGCCCTTGCTGGACGGGGTGCGCACCTTGCGGTTGTGGACGATCCGCTTTCTGAACAGGACCTAAAGGTTGGGAATACGTCGTCTTTAGACGTTGTTTATGAGTGGTTCCGTGCTGGTTTGCGGACTCGTCTGATGCCAGAGGGAAAAATTGCGATTTTGCATACTCGTTGGCACCAGCGAGACCTGATCGGGCGTCTAACAAAGGACGCAATACTCAATCCAGAGGCGGATCAGTACGAGATTTTTGAATTTCCAGCTATTTTGGAGAGTCCGAACCCGTTAGCAGACCCCGATAGCTCCGAATACAACCCAGAAGCCCCCTCTGTGCTGCAGAAATCACTGTGGCCGGAGCAATGGTCGCTTGAATCGCTGCTTAGAACGAAGGCATCCATGCCTGCGTGGCAGTGGAACGCACAATATCAGCAGACGCCGACCGCGCAAGAAGCTGCAATCATTAAGCGCGACCACATCCGATGGTGGACAAAAGAGAGCCCTCCTGCTGTGGACTACACGGTGCAGGCTTGGGACACGGCACTGACGACGAAGGAGCGGTCGGACTACTCGGTGTGCCAGACGTGGGGGGTTTGGAAGGATGAGGATGGGATTGACAGCGTGATCCTGCTGAACCGGGTGAAGGGGAAGTATGAGTTCCCGGAGTTGAAGCGCACAGCCTTGCAGCAGGTGAAGGATTGGACACCGGATACGGTGATCATAGAGACGAAAGCGTCGGGACAGCCCTTGGTTGATGAGATGCGGCGCTCTGGGATCTATGTGCAGGAGTTCAGTCCGGGCAAAGGGCAGGACAAGATCGCTCGTGTGAATGCGATAAGTGATATGTTCACGAGCGGGCAGGTGTGGTTCCCTGAGACGTGGTGGGCCTCCGAGGTCGTTGATGAGCTGCTGGCGTTTCCTGCAGGAGAGCACGACGATGACGTCGACGCATGCACGTTGGCACTGATTAGGATCAGGAAGGGTGGGTTGCTGCGTTTGAACTCGGATAATGTCGAGGACGATGACTACATCCCACGTCGGGGTGGGTACTACTGATAAGGATTGGATATGGCTACCAGCATGATCGATAAAGGTCTGTATGCGGCTCCAGCGGGCATCCTGGCGATGTCAGAGGATGAGGCTCAAGCGCCTGCGTTGGAGATCGACATCGTTGATCCGAAGGTTGTAACGCTATCGGATGGCAGTGTAGAAATTACGCTGGTGCCGGAGGAAGCAGAGTCAGAGGCGAGTTTTGATTCGAACCTAGCCGAGTATATGGATGAGGGTGAGCTGGCCTCGCTGGCGTCTGAGCTCATGGGGCTTGTAGATGCGGACATCACGTCTCGGAAGGACTGGGCGGATACGTACGTGAAGGGACTGGAGGTACTCGGGTTCCGGTATGAGGAGCGTACTGATCCGTGGGAGGACGCTTGCGGGGTCTATAGCACCGTGTTGGCGGAAGCCGTGATTCGGTTCCAAGCGGAGACGATGAGCGAGACGTTCCCTGCTGCGGGTCCTGTGAAGACGAAGATCTTGGGTGAGATGGCCCCTGAGAAGGCGAAGGCGGCGGATCGTGTCCGTGCTGATATGAACTACCAGTTGACTGAGCGGATGGTGGAGTATCGCAGTGAGCATGAGCGCCTGCTGTATGCGTTGGGGCTCGCAGGGTCGTCGTTTAAGAAGGTGTATTACGACCCGAGACTAGGTAGACAGGTGGCGGTTTTCATCCCTGCAGAAGATGTCATCGTGCCGTATGGGACGTCTCATATCGAGATGGCTGAGCGCGTGACGCATGTGATGCGGAAAACGAAGAACGAGATTGAGCACCTGCAAGCGGGTGGGTTCTACCGTGAAATCGACCTTGGAGAGCCGGTAGCGTTCTATACGGACATTGAGAAGAAGAAAGCGGAGGAAGGTGGATATACACTCAACTCAGACGATCGGTATGCGGTCTGTGAGATCCATGCGGATCTGAAGCTTGAAGGGTTTGATGATGAGGACGGGCTTGCGAAGCCGTATGTGGTGACGATCGATAAGGGGACGAATACGGTTCTTGCGATTCGCAGGAACTGGGATCCCACCGACGAGCTTCATCGGCCTCGCCAACACTTCGTTCACTACGTCTACGTCCCAGGGTTTGGGTTCTACGGGCTTGGCTTGATTCACATCATCGGGGGGTACGCCCGTGCCGGGACTTCGCTGATCCGTCAGCTTGTGGATGCGGGGACGCTTGCGAACTTGCCGGGAGGTTTGAAGGCTCGCGGTTTGCGAGTGAAGGGTGATGATACGCCGATCCAGCCGGGTGAGTTTAGGGATGTAGACATCCCGAGTGGGGCGATTAAAGACAACATCATGATGCTTCCGTACAAGGAGCCGAGTCAGGTGTTGGTGGGTCTCTTGGATAAGATCACGAACGACGGTCGTCGCCTTGGTGCGATCAGCGATATGAACATCTCCGACATGAGTGCGAATGCACCGGTTGGAACGACCTTGGCGCTCCTTGAGCGCACTCTCAAGCCCATGGCGGCGGTTCAGGCTCGGGTTCACTTTGCGATGAAGCAGGAGTTCAAACTCCTGAAAGCGTTGATTGCCGAGTATGCCGACGAGCCGTATGACTATATCCCCGAGGGGGTGGATCGTCGGGCTCGTTCAGAGGACTACGCGCTGGTGGAAGTGATACCGGTCAGCGATCCAAACTCATCCACGATGGCTCAACGGGTGGTGCAGTACCAAGCGGCGTTCCAGATGGCGCAGAACGCTCCGCAGATCTATGACTTGCCGTATTTGCATCGACAGATGATCGAGGTATTGGGGATCAAGAATGCGGACAAGCTCGTGCCGCTGCCTGATGATCAGAAGCCTCGGGATCCGATCAGTGAGAATATGGGTGCTCTGATGGGCAAGCCCATGAAGGCGTTCATTTATCAGGACCACGACGCGCATATGATGGCGCATCAGGCGTTTATTCAGGATCCGATGATTGGTGCTGCGATTGGGCAGAATCCGATGG